TGTTTCTACCACAGGTTTCATGGTAGAGGTATCGATACCCAAACCTTTCATTGGGTCAACAGCCGCTCTCGTTCTAAGGTAGTACATACCGGTTTTTAAACCAAGTTTCCAACCGTAAAGATGTGCCGCTAATACCTTTTGTTTGGTGGCATTGTCAATGAATAAATTCAATGACTGAGATTGGTCAATATAAATTGAACGATTTGCTGCCATGGTTAAAATTCTCTTTTGAGACATTTCCCATATGGTTTTAAACACCTCTTTAACATCTGTTGGGATTTCAGGGATGTTTTGTACTGAACCGTTCTCAAGAATCAACTTCTTTTTAATATCATCCGACCATATCTTTTTTTCCAATAAAACCTTAACCAAATGTTTATTTACCACAATGAATTCACCTCCAAGAGTTCTTCTTGAAAATAAATTGGAGGTAAATGGTTCGAACGCTTCGTTATTACCTAAGATTTGTGCGGTAGATGCTGTCGGCATCGGTGCAACTAATAATGAATTTCTTACACCAAATTTAACAACCTCTTTTCTTAAAGATTTCCAATCCCAACGACCACTCGTGTCTTTATCGGTTTTACCCCATAATTGATATTGGAAAATACCTTCAGATAAAGGTGAACCTTGGAAGGTCTCATATGCACCATTTTCCTTCGCAATGTCTTTTGAAGATACAAGTGCGGCATAATAAATTGTTTCAAATATTTCTGTTTGTAGTTTATCTGCTTCTTCACTTTCAAAAGGTATGGACAACATACAGAACACATCAGCCAAACCTTGTACACCCAAACCAACTGGTCTGTGTCTCATGTTTGAACGTTTAGTTTCTTCTGTAGGATAAAAATTCAAATCAATAACATTATTTAAGTTTTGTACTACTTGGTAAGTGTACTCATATAATAATTCATGACTAAATTCTCCGTCAACTATGTACTTTGGTAAAGCAATTGATGCTAAATTACAAACCGCTTGTTCTTCGGGACTTGAATACTCGATAATCTCGGTACACAAGTTTGAAGATTTGATTGTGCCGATATTTTTTTGGTTTGATTTGTAGTTTGCGGCGTCCTTATACAACATGTAAGGTGTTCCTGTTTCAATTTGTGCGGTAAGAATTGCATCCATTAATTTTCTTGCCTTAACTACCTTGCGAGCTCTACCCTCTTCTTCATACTGAGTGTACAAACGAGTAAATGCTTTGTCTTCAGGTGTATCATAAACATCAGATAATCCCGGAGCTTCGTCAGGTGAGAATAGTGACCAATCACCATCACTCTCAACTCTTTCCATGAATAAGTTAGGAGTCCACATTGCTAAAAACAAATCACGAGCTCTCATTTCTTCCTTACCGTGATTCTTTCTTAAATCAATAAACTCAAACACATCTGAGTGCCATGGTTCAAGATAAACAGCAAAAGAACCTTTTCTTTTACCTCCTTGGTTAATCCAACGAGCAACTTCATTATAAGTTTTCATCATAGGAAGTAGTCCATCAGATTCACCACCTGTTCCTTTGATGTACGAACCTTTAGCTCTTACATCATGAACGTGTAAACCGATACCGCCGGCCCATTTTGAAATCTTCGCAACATCTTTAATGGTATCAAATAAACCATCAATATCATCACCTTTATTTCCAATTAAGAAACAAGATGACATTTGAGGTCTACGAGTTCCGGCATTAAATAATGTAGGTGTTGCATGTGTATAGAAATGTTGTGATAAATCATCATAGATTCTCAAAGCCATTTCCAAGTTACCATTACAAATACCAACAGCAACTCTCATATACATGTATTGAGGTCTTTCTACAATACGTTTACTAATCTTCAAAAGATATGAACGTTCTAATGTTTTGAAACCAAAATAATCAAAATCTAAATCACGTTCTTGTCTAATTGCTCCATCAAGAACTTCTCTATTTTGATGTACAAATTTAGCAACATTATCATCAATCAAAGAAGATTCTTTACCTGTTTTTGGTTCAATAAAGGAGTGAAGTTCTTTAATACACTGTGAGAATTTTTTTGGTGTGGTTTTATGAAGATTTGATACCGCCAGTCTTCCCGCTAATTTAGCATAATCAGGATGCGTAGTAACAAGAGACGCAGCCGTTTCTGCTGCTAGTGTGTCAAGTTCTACTGTGGAAATACCATCATAAATCCCTTGTGTTACTTTTAACGTAACCAATGTTGGGTCGACATATTCACTATCCAAGTCATCACAGAAGTATTGCATTCTTCTTGTGATTTTATCATATCTCATCTCCTCAAGGGAGCCATCTCTTTTTTTTACTTTCATCGTGTTCGGTTAATTAAAAATCAATATCATCAATATTTGTTATGTCATCAATAGACGAGTTAGTGGCAACACCCGCTTTTTGGTATTCAGCAACTCTTTTCTCAAAGAAGTTGGTTTTACCTTGAATTGCGATGTTTTCCATGAAATCAAATGGGTTGTTTGAATTGTATACTTTAGGTACACCCAATGATACTAATAATCTATCGGTGACAAATTCCAAATATTGTGACATAAGGTCGGAATTCATGCCGATTAAACGAACTGGCAATGCCTCGAGGATGAACTCTTTTTCAATCTCCAATGCACCACAGATGATTTCTTTAATCTTACTTTGTGTAAGTTTCTTTTGTATATGGTTATTATATAAATGACAAGCGAAGTCGCAGTGCATTCCTTCATCACGAGAAATAAGCTCATTTGAGAATGTTAAACCCGGCATTAAACCACGTTTTTTGAGCCAGAAAATAGAACAGAATGAGCCCGAAAAGAAAATACCCTCAACAGCGGCAAAAGCGACAAGTCGTTCAACGAATGAGTCAGAGTTAATCCACTTGATTGCCCATTCTGCTTTCCTCTTGATAGCAGGTACTGTATCAATTGCGTTGAACAGACGGTTTTGTTCTTCTTTATCTTTAATGTATGTGTCAATCAAAAGTGAATATGTTTCACTGTGAATGTTCTCCATCATAATTTGAAAACCATAGAACATCTTTGCCTCGGTGTATTGTACTTCGTTTACAAAGTTCAACGCTAAGTTTTCATTCACGATACCATCAGAAGCCGCGAAAAACGCCAAAACGTGTTTTACGAAGTGTTGTTCATCTTCGTTTAATTTACTTTCCCAATCATTAATATCTTGGGCCAAGTCAATTTCTTCGGCGGTCCAAAAACACGCTTCTTGCTGTTTGTAAAGTTTCCAAATGTCGTGGTGTTCGATTGGGAAGAGGACAAAACGTCCTGGATTTTCTTGTAAAATCTTTTCTTTCATGTTCTAATAAAATTTTTGATTATCGGTTTAACAGTTCTTGTCTTTTCTTAAAAGCTTCTGCTGCTCTGTTAACATTTGTTTTTACTTTTTCTTCTTGGTGTCCAAGAAGAGTTGTTTGAGTTTCAGTATCAATTTGAAGGAACTTGTTATCAAATTTACAGTTGTTCCAAATAATACCATCTTGTCCGATACGTGACTTGAGTAAAGTCATGGTAGCCAAGTTGTGTTCCTTTTGTTCTAATGTTTTACCAACAGATAGAACAACGTGACCAATTTGTGCTTTCTTAATAGAGCCACCCATTTGGTCTGTTGTAACAACTTCAGATGAGATTGACTCTCTGTTACCTTGAGTTGCGGTCCATATAGCGATATCAAATTCACCTGTCATTGCTTCAAGACTTCTCATAACAGAACCCTCACCTTTCCATTCTTCTCCAAAATTACTTCTTTCAGGAGAAATACAGTCAACGTAATCAATTAGCAACAAATCCAATTTTTTACCATCAGATATGTGTTTTCTAATACGTGATTTGATTTCAGATACGGTAACAGAATCACTTGGTAATTTGATAATGTTTAATGAACCCTTACTATTTGCTTGTATTTGTTCAACCATACTCTTAACCTCTTCTTTTCTGTCAGGTTGTTCATCTGGTTCAATACCAGTCCACAGAGTGAAGTGTTTCTTTTTGATGTTTGATGGATTATCCTCAAAGAAAATTTGAAGAACGTGGAAATCGTGGTTATACGCGGTGTTCGAGAATAGTGTTAACAAAGTTGTTTTACCTGTACCGGTTGGAGCTAGTACAACACCAAGTTCACCTCTACCTAAACCACCTTTAAGGACATTGTCGACTCCTATTATTCCTGTTGGAATTGCTTGACGATTATCTTTTTCAAGTGCCGCATCAATGTCGTGAAATACATCCATACACTCTTCAGGTGGAAGACCCACTTGCATCGCCTTTTGAATAATACCTTCAATAGTGGGATACTCGTGAAATGCCCCATTGTCAATTATGGAATTAATTTTCTTTAATTCCTTTTTTAAGTTTTGCTGTTTACAGAAATTCAACGCCTCATCCTTTACCAATGCACTATCTTGAGTGTTTTCTTTGATAGCTTCAAGGGTATCCAAATGGATTCTTGCGTTCTCTGGTGAACCCATCTCTGAAGTGATTTTAAGAGCCAAACTTTCATAGTTTGGTAACTTACTATATTTTTTATAGTACTCTTTAATGTGTTCAGAAATGAATCTAAAAGAAACGTTATCAAAGTACTTGCTCTCGATTACATCAATAATTTGTTCCCCATATTTCTTCTCTTCAATAATTGCCCTTAATAATGCTTGTTGGAATGATGTTCCGAGTGTTCCGAAGTTCTTTTCGCTCATTGTAATAATTTTTGTTTCTTATAGTTGATATGTTAAGTAAGTGGTTTCCAATCTCTGAGAAGATAGAATGGTGGTTAAATCCGCCAAATATCTTTTCAGATGGGGACGAATGTCTACCGTGTATCTCACCTTTGGATGGAAGAAATACGCGGGAAACATTCTTTGAATAAATACATCGTCTCCCATCTTAATTTCAAGTAAAAAAGTTTCTTTTTCGCCGTCATCATTAGGTTCTGCAGAGTCCAAACCGTAAAAATATTCACGATTTTCATAAAGATAATCCGAAGTTTTTGTTTTCAAATCTTCAAAAATTTCAGTACAAATTTCTTTAACGTATTCGTGCAAATCCATTGAACGACGCGCCTTAGGATTATGTCCTTTGACATTAAAGTAACGTTGTACCACGATGTTTCCTTCAAGAGTTAAAAGGAACTCAAATTTAGTTAAGTCTTGATTAGTCATTGTTTTTAATTTTAATAATCTTTTTATTTTTTTCTTTTCTGGTTAATCTGAGAAATGGATTAAGGAAATTAATCCACGCGTCATCTGATTTGGGTAGAAGTAGGAAAATCCCATCCTCCGTCATCATTTTCATCATATTCTTATATGAACGACCTTCGGGGTCTAAAGAGTCGGTTATTAATGAATCTATTGATTCTTTGGCCTCGTCTGTTAGAAAGGGTTCATCAAGACTTACAATTCTACTATTCACATCAAAGAACTCTTCACCTAAAACTCCATATTTTGTCACACCAGTGAGTAAATTGGATATTAGACGATTATCCTTATCCTCTTCAAAAAGTACGTTAAAACGGTCTCTAATGAAGTCTAACGATATGTGTTCAGTCCTTAGTTCAGGTACCAAGGTTAGAAGTCTTCTGACACCCAAATTTTTAATACCTGCAATATTGTCAGATGGGTCTCCACATAACATCTTTACTAATTTGATGTTTTCGATTCTAATTTCCTCATGGTCATAGACAAACATATCATTGAGTTGATAAAGTTTGCTGTGTGAGGGATTGAATAGTTTTGTATTTTCCGAAACAAGTTGGGTTAAATCTCCGTCGGATGAATAAATAATGATATTCTCTTTGGGGGAGTTTTGGGTGTAATATGCAATTGCATCATCAGTTTCACAATAATCGTACTCACCCTGTCTAACAAACAACTCTTCGAGATACTGTTTTGTCCTGTTTCTCTGTTGCCCATACGCATGAACCTGTTCTTCGGTCCTAACTCGTTCCCTTCTATTTTCTTTATATTGGTGATAGTATCTCTTGCGAGATGAGGAACCTTCTTTTCCATCCCAAAAAACAACCACCTTGTCTAATCTATGAACGTCAATCGACTTACGTAGAGTATTAATAAAGTGAAATAATCCACCTATATGGTTACCCTTGTAAAAGTGATTTTTAAGTCCAAAAAAACCAATGGTTAATAAATTATCCCCGTCAACCAATAAAACATTAGACATTTCGTCTTTTAATATTATAAATTAAACAATCAATCTTCTGTGTCTTCGTCAATTATCGGTTCGAATTTGATATCCGTAACACTTGTTACGGTTTCACCAAATAATTTACTGATATAATCAAGATGTTCCTTGATGTATGTTTCTCTCGACGTTTTTTCTTCCGCGGCTTCCTTAGCTCTCATAAATCCATGAGGTGTAACCATAATCTTACCGTCACCAAATTGTATTCCGTTTACGTGGTTTTTAATAACAGTAATCTTACTTCTCGTTGCGATGGTTACCGTTCTCTTATTTTTAGTAATTGGAATTTTAGAAGTTCCAGCATTTTTTTCATTTCCAAATCGGAAAATGATTGTCGAGTTCAACCATACCGAATCGCCACCTTTTGCTTTGATTCTTGGTTGACCAAATGGACCATCAGGTAACTCAACCCAAGGTTGGTTCACAATTACCAATGTATTTGTGTATGGTTTATCAGACCTTCTTGAACCCGAGATACGTTGGTTAATTCCCATACCAATCTTATCTGAGAGAACGGATGCGTTATGTTGTTTACCCCCTTTACCTTCCCATGTCATTTTACATGGTACAGAGCCGATTGAATCCCAAAGGAAAATTAAATCATAGGGAATTTCACCTTTTTCTTGTAGGTCAATCATTTCATTAATGAAGTCAGTAATCTGCTCGATATATTCAAAATCATTTCTGAAAATGAAATTACCCGTATACGTTATTTCTCCTGTTTGTTCATTTACAACCGTTTCTACAGGAATCCCCATAATCTCAGCATGTTCAAATGAAAACTTTTGTTCTGTGACTATGAATACAGGAAGAATATCTTTTTTAATCGCATCTGCTGCCGCACCTAAAAGAGCGGTAGTTTTACCTGTATCCGAGTGTCCAAGAAGCATGTTCATGTGACCAATTGCCGGACCCGGTAACCCTGTAGCATCTAAAAATGCATCACCCAAATCCAAAAACCTATCAGGTTTGTAGGTCATTTTACTTGAGTACTTGGATGTTATACTCGAAATTGAAAAATCTTTTTTCTTAATAGCCATATTAGTATTTTTAAAAAGGGGACACCCTCAAAGACAAGATGTCCAAGAGAATGTCCCCGTGGTTTTTCTTAGAATGGAAGGTCATCATCTGTTTCTGCACCATCCTGTGGGTCAACCATAGGTGTTGCGGGTGAAACATTAGCCGGTGGTGGCATTAATACCGTATTTTCTTCTGAGTTAGAAACCCATTTCTTAGTTTCAGAATCCCATTTTGGTACCTCACCTTTTGCGACCATTTCCAAATAATCTTCAGGTTTCTTAGAGTAAACATCACCCCAAGTCAATTCATCGTTTACCCATGATTGAGCAACACTACTGTCTGTGTGTAGTGGAGATGCATCTTCAGGAATGATGGATGTGATTGTAGTATATTCACGACCGTTACCTGCTTTAGTTAAACCTAAAGTAATAATAAGGTCACGACCTGTGTTCATTTCGGTAATATCACCTTTGTTTTTGAATAGTGGGAAGATTTTATCGAGAACACCATCACCTTTACTGTTGTCTTTAAAACGCCAGAACTTAACACCGTCCTGTTCGTTTTCTCTGTCGATAACTTTTACGATATAGAACTTTCGGGCTCTATATTGACGGGCAAGGGTTCTATCCGATTCCAAACCTGTCATCATAAGGGCATCGTACACCTCGTTTAATGGTGAACGTTTACCTTCTTGTTTAGGGTCATATAGTTTAACCCAATTTCCATCCACTTGAACTTCGTGGAAGTATGCCTCCTTAAATGGAGAGCTACCGTCCGTAGTAGGTAAAATACGAATTCTCTTTTCACCACTACGAGCACCTTTTGGTAGGAGGGTAGTAAAGTACTTTTTTAATCGGTCCTCTTGTGAAACCTTGTTCGCATAGTTACCGCCTGCGGTTTGTTTGTTTTTCTCGTACTGTGCCAGTACTGCATCAAATGTTGACATAAATCTTAATTTTAAGTTGTTATAAGTAAAGTATACGAAAAAAAAACCGGATTACAAAATCCGGTCTTAAAGTTTTTCAAAAAAGTTTGGGGGAGGGGCTATTCCAATGTTAAAAGATACTGAAGTTTATTCAATAAACCAAGCATCTCATCCTTTAAATTCAATAAATCAGTGTCTTTCCTTGGGTCAAGGTCTTCGGAAAACTCAATCAACGCATCTGTACAAACCGTAATCATATCTTTCGGGTTCATTTCAGATAAGTTTATAAGTTTTATATTGTTTGTTTCGTCATCCAAAACAAATCTTCCGTACTTACCCATAGCAATTTCAACAAATTCATCAATCAAGTCGGTTAAAGTATTATAGGTATTACCGAACGCCTCATGACGAGCAACACCTTTAGTTTGCCAATGATTGATTTTTAATTGTACGTGTAAACCTAATAGAAAATTTACTTTAGAAGCTAAATTCATCTTGTTCTTCGTCTTGTGGGTTGAATGTGTCTCTTATTGTTTCTTGTGAATAATTCTGAATTTCATCCTTAGTTAAAACATATTCATTTTTACCGCTAGCTCTCATCTCTCCTTGTTTTTGTGCAAAGAACTGCTGAGGGTTTTGGTTAAACGGATATGAATCTAATGAACGCATTTGAAGTCTTTCTTCAGGAGATGGTTGTTTAACTTGTTCGATTTTGTTACCTAACTCATCAATTTTTGCCATTACCATATCCATGTTAGCTAACTTCTGTTCCAAATCATTTAATTTGGTAAACACGTCATCCATTTTAGTTATTACTCCTTGGTGTTCACTTTTAGTGTCGTCCATATCATTTTTAATTGATTTAGTCATATTAACTAAATCGGTAATATCTAATTCCTCAACATCAGATTCAGGTGCCCCTGCTTCAGGTGCTCCCGCTTCTGGTGCCCCCA